AAATCCCTATGGGGCGGTCGTTTCCTCAAAACAGCCGACTTATTCCAATAAGTACTATTCACTAGGAGGTGAACAATATGTCGGAACAAGAAATCGTAAAGAACTATCCAGGCTCTCCAACCGTAGCGCATCAACACGCAGGTGATGGTGCATTCGCATCTGGTGGTATTGGCGGAGCAACTGCTACTAGCCCAACCACTTCAAATGTCGGAGCAGAAATGGGAAATATTGCAACAGCGAACTTTGGTGTAACCACTGGCGCTAATGCAGTAAACCCAACTGGTACTCCTGGAGGTATTCTACTTCCAGAGCAGGCTCGTCGCTTCATCGACTACGTGTGGGATGCAACAGTTCTCGCCAAAGATGGTCGTAGAGTTACAATGCGAGCAAACACCATGGAACTTGAAAAAGTTAACGTTGGTGAGCGTGTAATCCGTGCTGCTGCACAGGCAAGCAATGACTACACAAACGCAGGTGCTACATTTACTAAGGTAGAACTAACAACCAAGAAGATTCGTCTTGACTGGGAAGTATCTACAGAAGCACTTGAAGATAATATTGAAGGCGGAGCGCTTGAAGATCATCTAGTTCGCTTGATGACAAACGCATTTGCTAACGATATCGAAGACCTTGCTATTAATGGCGATGGTTCAACTGGAAACTTCCTTTCAATCATGGAAGGTTTCGTACACAAGGTAGAGAATGATGGCGATGCTCACGAAGCACTCGTTACTGTTACTGATGATAACTGGACAACTGAAGTAATGCAGGATATTATCCTTGCAATGCCACGTAAGTATCGTGCACTAAAGCAGAACCTAAAGTTCTACGCTGGTACAGATGCATTCCAAGGTATCGTAAAGAACAACGGAACACTTGCTGATGCTATCGCAGAAGCATTTGCTCCTCGTGCTGCAGGTACAGAGCGCAACCGTCAGGCATACCTTGATGGACAGGCACAGACATTCGGCGGAGCACGTACAACACGTGTTCTTGGAATTGACGTACAAGAAGTCCCTTACTACCCAGCAGATTATGTCGACTTGACATTCCCTGCTAACCGTATTTGGGGATTCCAGAGAGATATCACTGTAAACCGTGAATACAAGCCAAAGAAGGATACAATTGAATACACAGTATTCGTCCGCTTTGGTCTACAGTGGGAAGAACTTGATGCGGTTGCTTATGCAGACGCAGCAGCAGATCCTACTGCATAATAGTTTATAAAAAACTAAACGATAGGGAGGACAGGTCAAACTGTCCTCCTTTATCAATTAAGGAGCATTATGTCTTATCCAGGAAGTCCAACAGTTCCACACCAACATGATGGTGATGGCGCTATTGCAGTAGGCGGGGTAGGCGGGGCAATCATAATGGGTCCAAGTGGTATGATTACACAAAATAATGTTTTAGGAAATATACCAACACCAATATTTGGTGATAATATAACAATTTCTGGAACACCAAGCGGTATTAGAAGACCACAAACATTGAGAGCAAGTAGAAGATAAGTTATCTCTGATATAATAGCAGTGGAGGATAAGATGGCAACAACAGTAGAAGTAGTAGAAAAATTTAGCAAGAAAACAGTACCACAACTAAAAGCCTATGCAAAAAAGAACAATATTGATCTATATGGAACAAGCACAAAAGAAGAAATGCTAGAGGCTATTTTGCCTTTTGTACCAAGAAAAGATGTAGAAGAAGTAAAAGAAACAAAAAAAGCAGAAGGACCAAAAGAACAAAAAGAAGCGCTAGAGTTTCCAACAGACAAGATGGCTTTGTATTCAGAGCGAAATCTTCATTGGAACGGTGTGGGTGCCCTTGAAAAAGGATATAACATTGTCACAAAGGAGGCATCCGTTAAGTGGCTAAATCATAAGGCAGTTCGTGAAGCATCGCCTAAAGAAGTAGCCAGACATTACGGTAAGATTTAATGCAGATTTTACGTTTACCACCATACCCATTAACCATCTCTTATGATGTGCCTTTACCAAATACTGACTACATTCTTGTTATTAATCAAAGCACAAGAAATGTAAATGATGTTACAGAAACTATTGTTTCTACTGCTGGATCAAAACTAGAATACACTCTTCCAGATCAGTTTAATTCTTATGATGAGTCTTACTATTTGGCTATCTATGAAGCGGTCTACTCAACTGGCTCTGAATTTCCAGAAGAAGGAGATCTTGTTGTTGAGGATAATCTAGAAATTATGCGTCCTTATGTAAACCCTACAAAACTAGCACAAAGTTTAGGCTTTACTACAGCAACAGAAATTGCACAATACTTACAATATGAAAACTTAGCAAGAGCAATCATTGATTCTATAGTTCCAGGAGGCTTCTACTATGAGCGTTCATGGTATGAAACAAATGGTAATGGAACAGACTATCTTGGTATCTGGGATAGAGTATATAAAATTTTAAAGGCATATGAAAACAATGAACTTGTCTGGGATTCAACACAAGATCCTGCAGCATTGTTTGAGTGGAGTTATCTATTAACAAAAGACAAGACAGCAATTATTAAAGAGTGGAATCAGCAAATGACTGATTCATATGTTAGAGCAGTTGGAACACCAAAGGGTGTACCACTTGGAGAGTCAGATTCAATTTATCTTTACGATACAGAAGATAGCCCCGTAACACTAGCAGTAGCCGCAGGAGTAACATTTCCAGTAACATTTAACTATTTATTCTCGCTTGAAACTGGGTACAAGGTAGTTCCTTATGATATTCAAGATGCCGCAACAATGCTTATTGATGACATTAAATGTGGCAAAATGGAATACCACAAGAGATATATTCTTGATTATTCTACAGACCAATACAAGATTAAGATTGACAAGTCTGCACTTAGCGGAACAGGCAATATCCTAGTAGACAAAATCCTAGAAAAGTATATTACGAACTTTGGCACACCTGGAGTTTTATAATGGCTGAGTGCGAGGCAACAGACTTTATCTACCCAATGAAAGCAGATATTTACTATCCAATAATTACACAAAACAATTATGGACAAGCAAATAAAGAATGGGTATTTGATAGAACTATTATTTGCAACGCAACAACTATAGGTGGCGCAGGAGATGTAGAATTAAAACCAGATGTATTTTTACAGTATGATGGTAAACTTATTGCAAGATCAAAATCAGACATAAGAACATCTTCTAATAATGCAGAAAATGCAATTACAAACATATTAGTTACAAACATTAGAAGCGCAAGCGATATAGTGTTTTATAAAGAAACAGCAGGCCCAAGAACTGGCCGTGGAACTATCTATGAAATAGGAACTTTTGAGCCTTTTATTGGTCCATTTGGAGAAATAGAATATTATAAAATGCTCTGGCGCAGAACAGAGAACCAGACAGTTGGTGACTAGTGAGAGTCTCCATACAGACCAACAACTTTGAAAAAGAACTTCTTAATATTGCTAACTACTCTTTGGGTTTTTTAGAGGGTGCTCAAAAGGGTAAAAAAGTATTTTTAGATAATCTTGGTAGAGGAGTTATCTTTGCACTAGGACAATACGTAGATGTTGAAGCAAGAGCAAATAAAGAAGCACTACATCACGTATATGAGTGGTATCAAACAGGAAGCCCACAAGCAAGATTATTTGACATAACGTACACTGTTAGCAACCTAGGGCTTTCTCTTAATTCTACTTTTAGACAATCAAGAACTATACAGCAAGATGCAACCACTCCATTTTACAATAAAGCAAAAATAATGGAAAATGGAATACCCGTAGTTATTCGACCAAAGAAAAACTCAGTATTAAGATTTTATGAAGGTGGAGAGACTGTCTTTACTTCAAAGCCAGTTACAGTAAGAAATCCTGGAGGCAATCAGGTTGAAGGATCTTTTGAAAGAATTTTTGATGAATTTATGACAAGATACTTTACTCAAGCATTTTTAAGAGCAAGCGGTATTTCTGATTATATAAGCAATCCAGTTATATACAAAAAGAATCTTCCAGCAGGTGCAAAGCAGGGTAGACCAAAGGGCGTATCTACTGGGTATAAATGGATTACAAATGCAAAGATTGAGGTAGAATAAGACTATGGAAAATGTATTAGTAACAGGATTTCCCCCAACATTTATTAATCAATACGTTGTTGGTCAACTAGAGCGTTTTGGTATTTTAAGCGGTACAGAGCAAATGGTTCCAGTATTTCCTACTACCCCTACAAATATAGAAGATGTATTTAAAAACTACATAGCAGCCCCAGGTATATCTGACCCACTATTGATTCAGTATGAAAGATTAATTAGATTTAGGCCAAACTCTTTTTACAGAAACAAAAGAGAGCAAATGGTCTACTATTTATATTGTACAAATTTAAGTAAAATCACAGATGCTCACAGAATTATTACTGACTCCCTTGATCGTGAGGACTCTGCCGCACAAGACGTAAACGCATGGTGTGCAGAGTTTGAAGTAGACAATCTTCCGTTTAATGTCTATTTTCACAACCTTCGTGTCTATCAGGCTGATGAGACAAGAGATGTCCTAGAACTGGCCTCAGCCAGAACGGTATATGCAAATAAACTAATTATTGAGTA